CCACGAAACCAACTGTTACCTTCTCCAGCAGCGCGTCCGCGACCCCAAGGGTCAACCGGGCCTGGAGCGGGAGCCAGTCAACTTCGACCTCGTCGGGGAACTCGGCAAGACCGCATCCAGCAAGACCTCGAGCCCGAATGAGGAAAAGGACATCGTCCACCTGCTTCTTACGGTGGGTAAGGCTGTCCACTACGACGACATTGAGAATCGGTTTTACCCCTCTGGTACGACCTCCAGATCACTTGAGGCTCTCGAGGGTGAAGGCACCATCTACTGGAACCCAAGCTCGGAGATGATCTACCTGCGGAATCCAGGCAAGGCCAAGAAGGAGTATGGGCACAAGAGGGTCCGACTCGCCTTCAACAAGTACAACGCCCCCGAGCTCATCGGCCAGCTCCTGACCGTCCTCAAGAAGGAGGGACTCAAGGATGCGGAGAACCAGATCAGGATGAAGAAGATCCCGCAGCTCATCGAGAAGGCGTGGTCCGAGAGGGACGCCGCAGAACGCCTGGCTGCCACCTGGTTCGGTCGTACATCCACCGATTCCGGAGCTGGTTCGGCCGAGGGGCACTTCTTCGACAACCCCGAGCGCCGCGAGGTCCGGGAGTTCCACGACACGGGGGCCGTGAGCAACGATCCCGCAGCAGCCGCACAGTCCGTGGAGAACATGGAGGAGTACACGGAGGAGGCCAAGGCCCCCTCGGGCGACGTCACCTCCCCCGCCGATGCGGCGCAGGCCGCCAAGGCCGCACCGCCCACACCTGCAGAGATCAGGGAACTCCCCGGCGACGCCGCCGTGAGCACCCTCAATCGTTACATCATAAAGACCGAGGAGCCCGTCACGGGCGTCCCCGAATCCAGGGACGATCTCCCGAAGCACCCCGAGGAGGGTGCCAAGGTGGGCCGGGCTTGGCGGGTCATGAAGGAGGAGAACTGACATGGCAAAGGGAACACAACCACCATTCACCATACTTGTGGCGAACCTGAACTCTCCCTCCGACCCGAGTGCGGGCGTAGCTGCGGGGAAGGCGCGCATAGCATTCACGACGCAACTCGTCAGAAACGCTGACGGAAACTGTCGCACTGGGACACTTTCCGGCGCCGTATCCGGCTGCACGGCCTCCATCACCGTCACCACCGGGGGTGCGGATCCCGTGGCTCCGACAGCGCAGCTTGAGGATGTCATCCACATCGGTGGTGTTGAGATCATCGAGGACAGAGACTTCACTGTGACTGCCACGAACGCAGACGCCACCGCTACGGCCCTCGCCACCGCCATCAACAACCTGGACGACTTCTCAGCCGAGGTGAACGGCGTCACGACCAACCAGGTGGACATCACAGGACCCATCGGCCCAGTGAAGATCCCCATCAAGATCGTGACCCGCTCCGGCAACTATTCGCTCTCCGGCAACGACGGCGACAATATGACCCAAGGCGGCCCTTCCATCGGCGCCCCCACCATCACTTCATAGCCCCCCTGGGCGGTGACTCTCCTATTCTCGGTACGGTGGTAGGGCGTTCAACGTACTGTCCATAGGAGGAATGACATGCCCAGATCAAAGGGTCAGACAAAGGCCGCAAAGGTCGCAATACTCGCAAAGGCTCCCGCCGATGCGACCCGGGTAAGGGTGCTCGACGAGTTCGGCAAGGAGAAGTACAGGGGCCTGGATGCCGTCCTGGACACTGACACCATCGACGTCAAGAAGGACGGATCCCCCGTGGTCATGAAGGGGAAGCCGGGCCGCAAGGGAAACCCCCGCAACGCCCCCGTGGCGAACCAGGCAGTTGCAGATGCCATCCGGCGCAAGGACGACATCCTCGACGAGGATCAAGTCCTGAATGCCGCCAAGCAGGCACCTGAGTCCTCGGAGGTTCTGCATCAGGTCATGATCCAACTCGCGGAGGAGGCGGCCAGTCTGAAGTTCGAGAGGACGGAGGCCGAGCGCAAGGGTGACGGCACCAGCAACATCTCGCAGCGGCGAGCTCGCATCCTCCAGGCCGTCGGCGACACCTGGCTGAAGAGGAAGGCACAACTCACGACGCAGGGGTTGAACCTCGATGGTCCCGAGTTCCAGGCTGTCTTCAGTCTCATCTCCGAGACCTTCAAGGATGCCATGCTCGAGGCGGGCGCTCGACCCGAGATGGTGGAAACCGTTTTCGCCAAGTTCGCAGGAAAACTTACTGATGAGTGGCAGGTGGAGGCCAAGCACCGCATGAAGGATTCATAGGATGGGATTGTCAGATGTGGCCCTCTCTGTGGGCAAAGTGGATTCGGGGAATGTGGAGGTGGCTGACATCATCACCTTCATTGAAGCTCCCTGGGGGCTCGGGATGAGGTTGTTCCCCGTCCAGAAGATCATTCTCAAGGCCCACTACGGGATCCCCCTCGACGACAAGGCGACCTTCAAGCTCTCCGACTGGCAGAAGAAGGATTTTCGGGATGTCACCGAGGTCGAGTACCTCCAGATGCTCCACAAGGAGGGCCGCTCCAACATCTCCGAGGTGGTTGAGGGGGACGAGCGGCGAGAGCTCATCCTCTCCATCGGTCGGCGGTCGGGCAAGACCACTCTGGCAGCCTGTGTGTCCGCCTATGAAACATATAAGCTCATGAAGAAGGGCGACCCGCAGGACTACTACGGCCTACCGAGCTCGAACAACATCCAGATCATCTCCGTCGCTACGGACAAGGATCAGGCGGGCCTACTCTACCAAGAGGTGTCGGGCCACTACCGCAACTGTGCCTTCTTCCACCCCTACATGGCTAACAACACCATGTCGTATGCGCGGTTCCAGACCCCTCAGGACATTGAGCGGTACGGCAAGTACGAGGACGACCCCAACGCCAAGGCCACCGTCAAGATCACTTTCCGGAGCTGCGTGGCGAAGGGTCTTCGTGGTGCTGGTAACCTCGTGGTCATCTTGGATGAGGTCGCCCACTTCACCGACTCCGGCCAGAGCTCTGCGGCGGCGGTCTACAATGCGGTCACGCCCTCGACCTCGGCCTTTTCACCCAAGGATCCAACCGACTCGAGGATCCCCATCGGTCCAGTCGAGGGACGCATCATCTCCATCAGCTCCCCTCTCGGCCGACAGGGCCAGTTCTACAAGCTGTTCCAGATCGCCATGCGCGGCGGGGCAGCCTCCAAGAACATGCTCGCCATCCAGGCTCCGACCTGGGAGGTGAACCCCACCGTTCCAGCAGGTGAGTTTCAGAAGCACTACGTGAAAGATGCCGCTGTGTTCTGGACCGAGTACGGCGGTGTGTTCACCGACCGCACGAAGGGGTGGATCGACAAGGAGGCCGATCTTATGGCCTGCATCGACCCCGCAGCTCGCCCCGCTCTCAGCGGCAAGGTCAGGCAGCCGCACTTCCTCGGGCTCGACCTCGGCCTTGTGGGCGATGGATCCGCCATCGCCATCGGGCACATCAACGAGGATCAGAGGATCATCGTCGATTATGTGGACAAGATTCAGGCGGGGTACGGGGAGCACATCGGTAAGGACCGCCTTGAGTTCGAGGATGTGGCCGACTGGGTGTTGGCCCTCAGCAAGAGGTTCTATCTGGTTGAGGGGATGTTCGACCAGTGGGCGGGTATCCCGCTCGAGCAGGCACTTGTGAAGAGGGGTCTACGGCAGATGCGGGCTGAGTCAATGACGAAGCCGAAGGTGTCCGAGATGTTCCGCAACTTCAAGGACATGATGTTCGACCAGAGGGTCATCCTCTATGACCATCCGATCCCCGAGGGGAAGGATCACTGTCCCTACATTACGGAGATTCTGGAGCTTCAGGCCGAGTATCACTCTAAGTATGTCACCACGGTCGAGGCACCGAACATTGAGGGCAAGCACGACGATATGTCGGATGCTCTGGTCCGTATGGTCTGGCTCGCCAGCAACGCTCTCGGCAAGCCCCGGTATATCGCCACCCTGAAGGTCCAGCGCGGCGGAGAGTCCCAGACCTCCAGGCGTAGGAGGGCCCGCGTCAAGGCGCTGGCTGGCGGCACATCTCCTGACAGACAGGCGCCGCCGGGTTCAAAGGGGAGGAAGTGGTGAGCGACTGGCAACCAAGCGCAACTGCCCATCGGATCATCATGAGGATCTTGGAGTCCTCGTTTGCCGACGAGGTGGTGCATATCCAGAAGGAGTATGACCATGTGGTCGGGGCCTTCGAGGCTGGGGGTGGTTCTTGGTATCGCTTCCATAGGGGATCCATAGAGGACATCCAGCTCTTGAAGAGGCTTGTGAAAGCAGCCGTGAAGAAGGGGCACATTTCAAGGCGGGGATTCCCGAATAGGAGATAGAAATGAGTGTGCAACTAAATATCACACAGCACGATGTGGACATGATGCTCATGGGGGACACTCTGCCTGTCGAGGCAGGCCCCGTGCTTCGATCCAACGGATGGCGCGGGGGGACCTTTGTGGCTTACGCCACCGGCGACGGGCGCGATTTCACCGTGGAGATCTCGGACGGAGTCCTCGCCGTAGGGTTCCTCCTGTTCCCGAGTGAGGGCTACCCGCCGACCAGGGGCGGTGACCCGCATCAGAACTTCACCGCATACCAACTCGCCACGGCCGGCGTCACCGCCGCAGCCTCCGGGGCATCCGTCCTCACGATGATCGCGGGCGGCGGGCGCTATCTCTTCAACCAGTTCGAGACCACGGCGCTTGTCGGTGCCGGGACGAGGACGGGGGCCGCCATCACCTATGCACTCAACGACGATTTGAAGGTTTCCGAGAACGGCCTTTTGTGCAACGACTCCGATGCAAACCTCCTGGCAGCTACGGGAGGGGCCTCAACTGTGTTCGTGGGGTATTGTTGTGTACCGCCCACCGCTGAAAGCGGTAGCAAGATCGGGGTGGATTTGAAGTTCTAAGGGGACAATGATGGCCAAAAGGATCAGAGCAAATGCATCCCCCCACCCCGTTGACCGGGATGGGATGCGGAGGGTGGCAAGGGCTGAGGCCGAGTTGACCGCCGCTCTGAAGGTCTACTCCAAGTTTTCCTCTGGTGCAGGCCGCTCCCCCGCTCGTCGGAGAGCGGACGAGGCCGTGGGGGCCATCCGGGAAGCTCTGAAGAGGCTTGGGACTGTCAGGGGGGTTCACCCAGGGTATGACATGACTGATCCCGATCTTGCACCTGAGGGTACAAAGGTGGTCCGTAGGACCGAGCGGAGGGTTGCAGAATGAGCAAGAAGAAGATGATGCAGGAGCAGATCGAGGGGGCCGAGGAGGTCGCCAAGGTTCCCGGGCGTGAGAAGGTCTCCACGGGGAAACCCAAGAAGGTCGTCACCACGAACCTCCGGGCGAAGACCGCCTCGTTCCCCAACGGGGGCGGGACCATGGGGGGTTCCGGAGGGAACTTCTACAGCCCCGAGCTGTCAACGGACTTCCTCGAGCTTCCACAGTCTCTCGACGAGCAGCGCAACTACTATCGGTTTTTCTACCGTTCTGACCCCTTCGTAGGGCAGGCCATCGACCTCCACACCGAGCTCCCTCTCTCGAAGGTCCGCCTGAACATTCCGAAAGCCCAGGATCGGGATCTTGCCAGGAGGTCCCTTGAGTTCTGTGAGAAGTGGGCCCGGGATGTGGGCCTCCTGCACAGGCTTATTGAGATCGTCCACGACTACTACCTTCTTGGGGAGGTGTTCATCTTCGTGGAGGACGGCAGCCCCGACATGCCCGAGGACATCCGGCAGGAACTCGTTCGGGTGGTGAACGAGGAGACTGGCGATGCCGTCGAGGAGTGGCGGGATCGTGACGATGCTGATGCCAGAGCTGTTGACTGGCTCAAGAAGAACTACAAGGGATGGTCCGCCATCCGGGTCCTCCCACCGGAGCAGATCCACATGGAGGCGTTCCCTTTCACGGACGAGCGCATCATCGAGCTCATCCCTGACTCGAAGACCAAGGATCTGATCAACCAGGCCGATGCTGGGGATGCACAGGCATTTAGGGTTGTCGATTCTATGCCTGCGGATGTGGTCAGTTCCATCCGCATGGGGGAGAACATCTCCCTGAACACGGATCCAGAGGCAGGGTCGTTCGTCTACTACATGTCCCGCAAGAAGTCGCAGTACGAGGCCCGCGGACACAGCATCCTCGAGCGGTGCATCCGGACCCTTGTCTACCGTGACAAGCTCCGCCAGGCCCAGACCTCTATCGCCTCGAGGCACATGACTCCGATCCGGGTCGTCTACGGCGAGGATATGGACATGGGCGATGTTGAGGAGCTCAGGGACCAAGTGGACCTGGCCCTCCAGGACCCCGACTATTCCATCATCGCCAACTTCCAGATCAACTGGGAGGAGATGGGGGCCGACTCGAGGCTTCTCGACCTCTCCGGCGAGTATGATCTCACCGACCGGCAGATCTATGCCGGTCTCGGGGTCACCGAGAGTCTACTGTCCGGAGAGTCCTCCTACTCTGGGGACCGCATCAACCTCGAAGTCATCAATACGCGGTACATGCTCCTGCGGGAGATCCTCCAGGACATGGTTGAGGAGTACATCCTCAAGCCCATGTGTGCGCGCATGGGCTTCGTGGAGAAGACGGAGTCTGGGGACGAGGTTGTGTTCCCGAGGCTGTCCTTCACCCGGCTGTCCCTCCGCGACAATGCCGATACCTTCGACGCCCTGTTCAACCTCTATCAGAAGGGGTCTTTGGACATCGACATCATCCTGGAGCTCCTGAACATCGACCCCGAATCCACAAAGGAGAAGCTCGAGAGGGATCTGTTCGGACTCAACGACGCGACCTTCAACGAGGTTCTGCGCGGGGTTTACGGGGAGGTCGGCCGTGACTTGGCTGAGAACTCCGATGTCAGCGAGATCATCGCAGAGAAGCTCGGCCTCAAGTATGCGAAACCCTCTGAAGAGGGTGGGCGGTTCTGAGCCTATCCCCCGATACGGGGTAGGACCCCGTTGAAGGAGGCATTGTGCCGGAGGCAGGCAAAATCAGAAGGATGGCGGAGGACGAGATCCCCATGCTCCCCATCATGGAGCCTGGGTACAACCTCCGAGAGATGGCGAAGCAACTCGCCCTTCTTGAGGACCACCTGTTCCAGGAGGCCAAGCGATGCCCCGACTGCATCCGCAAGCACTTCCTCACCGTGGAGGCCCTGCTCGAGGAGGCCGTGACCCTCGACGAGTCCGGCGACCTTGCAGAGCAAATCCCCGAGGTCGTGGACTGGATCCGCGAGCTCCAGGGTGAGTGGATCGATGGAACCAACCCCGCAGAGATAGCACAGGCCCTCCGAGGACTCCGCAAGCAGGTGTCGGAGGACGTGTTCGACGTCCGCGAGCTCCAGGCATCCTGTGTAGCAACCAGATACGCCGCCCTCACCTTCACCGTCCACGGGTACGAGTATCCGGATGATGGCCCCCACGCGAAACTCATGTCTCAGTACATGGCCCCGCCCGACGACAAGTACAGCGAGGCAAAGTGGAACCTGTACCGGGACTGGGCGAAGAAGCGGCGTGTGAGCAAGGACGACATGGAGGCCGTCCTGGAGGCGTTCGACAACGGCATGGCCAACTACGTCCTCCGAGGCCCCGCCCGCAAACCGAAGGATCTCGATGAGATCGCACGGCGCCTACAGATCAAGGTGGGGACCAAGTCGCCCGCCGAGCGTGAGGACGAAGAGGTCGAGAGACTGGTCCGCAGGAATCCGACGAAGAAGCCGCCACGCCACGACCTCCGCCGGGAGCGCATCCGGGTGGAGGACGACCCCGACATCGAAGATCTCGGCCAGGAGGGGGACAAGGACATCTCCCGCAACTTCAAGCGCGTGGGGTCCGAGCTCATCTCGAGTGTGATCCGGCTCCACCACCTCAAACTTGTCACGGCCGTGGTTCGGCGGCGAGTTGGGAGTCATTCACCGGGTGACACTTGGAAGTCAGATAGCGGTGCCTGGTACGGGATGAGTCCCGCCGGGACCACGCAGGGGTTCGAGGACGATCAGGAAGCTGCCAAGGCCTTCGCCTCCGGCGGCGATGGGGAAGCACCCGAGGACGAGGCGCCCGAAGATACGGGTCCCTCTCGGGAGGATCTCGAGAAGGAGCTGGCCGAATCCGCCGGAAACGCGCACGACTCCATGGCGGACGCCGGCCTTCCGGACGCTTTTGACCAGGCCCTATCCGGCCTGGACGAGGCGGGGCAGGCCGAGATGGGCGCCGCGTATGCGGAGGCCCGGGCCGGATTGGTCGGTGGGGGACTATCTGCCGCCGAAGCGGAGAAGGCCCTGTCGGAACCCTACACGGGTAGCGACCCCAAGAAGCTCGGGGCGGCATTGGCCGCTGCGGAGTACGCCAAGAAGGTCACCCTGAACCCGCTCATGTCGGGTGGCCCGATGTCGCCCCCGGGAAACATCTCCCCTCCCTCCCCAGAGCAAGTGGCCCGCCGGACCACCGAATCCTTCGAGAATGCGAAGGACATGTCTACCGACCAGAGGAAGGAGCAGGCGGACGGCCTGCTCGAGGAGATGAAGGGACTCGACGAGGGAACCGCCAGACATGCGGAGGCCAAGGCCGCCCTCCAGGGGCTCCAGCTCGCTGCAATCGTGGACGGGGTGGACGAGGACGACTTCCCCGGCGGGAAGGAGGCGGCGCCTCCTAAGGCGTTCCAGTCGATGGTCAAGATGCTGGCCTCGCAGCCCGGCGGCCTCGCACTCCTCACGGCCCCCGCAGAAAAGATGTACGAACCGGACCACAGGGCCCTGCTCCAGCAGTCGATGAACGGTCTCTCCGATGAGGCTTTCATGGAGGTCCTGGGCGGCTCCGACAGCGGACCTGGGTCCATAGCCAAGATGCTTGAGGACGCCGACGACCCTTCCATGAGGAGGCAACTCCGAGAGATGGCCATGGAGTGGCACATGGACGAGGCATCCATCCTGCCCGCCATCATCCAGGAGCAGAACCCGAATGCATCCCCACAGGAGATCACGGACCAACTCCGGGAGGCCGAGGACGACCAGGCCGACCTGGAGAGGCGCATCGGCGAGGGTTACGAAGACGACGGGGCCGATGAGGTTCTCCGGATCATAGAGGAGACAAGGCGGCAGCAAGTGGAGAACATTAGGGGGGAGGACGCCACCGGCCCTGCATCGGCCAATGCCGATGCATTTCTGGAAACTGGCGACCGCTCACAACTTCTCACAGGGACGGACCCCCCTCTCCCAAGCCCCCTGTGACCATCCAGGGTCCCTCCTTTCGATGGAGCATCTATATGGATTGACAATAATACGAGGGACGTTCGGTAGGGTATCGTTCGACCCGACCCGGGCACAAAATCATGGCTCCCCCGAGGGGCCTTCAATAGGACAAACGGAGGAACCCCCAAAATGTCACGAATCACTAAGCGGTCCGCTAAGGCCATCACCAATGACCTTGACCGACTCGCACAACTCTTCGAGAGCGCACACACTGAACTAGGCGTCCCTAAGAAGGTCGCCGCCGACTTCGCATACCGATGCGATCTCCTCTCCGACTATCTTGACAAGGCCGCTGGCGACGACGAGGACGCAGTCGAGGACATCGTCGATGGCGATGTCGAGAAGGTCACTGAGGCTGACGAGCCCTACATGGCCGACAAGACCGAGCAGGACGAGCTCACTGAGCTCGGCGACATGGTCGAAAGTGGCGGCCTCGGCAAGGGTGCCAACCTGAAGGCTCTGGCCGCGCAACTCATCCGCCTGGCAGACGAGGAAGCCGATGACGAAGAAGCGGATGATGAAGAAGCCGATGACGAAGAGGCTTCCAAGAAGTCCGCCAAGAAGTCCGACGACGACGACGACGACGCTGACGATGAGGAAGCCGATGAGGAAGCCGACGAGGAAGCATCCAAATCTGCCAAGCGTCTTGCCAAGCATCTGCTCCGCCTCCTGAAGGCCGGTGACGATGAGGGTGACGACGATGAGGCTGACGATGAGGAAGCTGACAAGGAAGCGAGTTTCGGCCACGGGTACTCGCTTTAGCCGAGGGAGGAGTATCCTGTGAGTGCATACACTGACTATCAGACCAGGGCTACGGAGTTCTCTGTGGGGGATGTTGTGTTTCCCTATGAGGCAGGCTCCGACAAGTCGGGGACGATTGTGTCCGTGTATCCCGCCATCGGGATGGTTGATGTGCAGTTTCCCAACGGCAGCAAGCGGTATCCAGTCGAAGACCTCCAGAGGGCCGATGGCCCTCGTCCGTCTGAATATGACTCCGTGCCCGGTGGGGCTGGATCCGTGAGCTTGCCGGGAGGCCCCTCCTCCGAGAAAGTCGCCTTGTACTGGGCCGTGAAGGATCGTGGCTACCATGCCACCAAGGCGGAGTGTCCGTCGGGTCCCTACTCGTGCCCCAAGTGCAAGGAGACTCCCCTCAAGAAGGCCATCTACAAGAGGCGCGAAGGGGCCAGCGAGCATCTGTTCGCTTGTCCTGGGTGCATGTTCCTCATCAAGAATCTGGACATCCACCACCATAGTGAGGGCATGTAGACATGGCTTTCATGAAACACGCCTACGCACATGTGGTGTCCCCGAAGTTCGATGACCGGGGCTGGGGGCGCATCCGTACCGCATCGGGGTCGCCAGCAGCAGCGGTCACCGAACAGGCTACCGAGATCCTCGGAAAGTCATTCAACCCCGAAGAATACCTGCTCACACACGCAACCATCGTGTGCTCCGTGGACGCCGTTGAAGTTCCAGGGGTCAAGACGGGGGCCGTTGAGGAGGATGGGCAGAAGGTTGTCCGTACCTACACGGATTACCGAATCGCAGCTTCCTGCGACAAGTTCATCAACAACAACATGGATGCCTGGTCCAGGGATGTGCTGGTCAAGAGCTACAGGACCTTCATCGGAGCTCACAACTTTGTCGAGCACGTCCAGATCGAGGAACTCTCTAAGGGGCGCATCGTCGATGCCGTCGCCCGGGACATCGGGGACAGCATCTACATCGACATCCTGATCGCCACCGACCGTAGGCACGCCGACCTGGTGGCCGCCATTGAGTCGGGAGAGATGAGCACCATGTCCATGGGTTGCTCTGTTGACTTCACCATCTGCACCAAGTGTGGGCACGTTGCGGCCGACGAGACCGAGATGTGCAAGCATGTGAAGTACGAGAAGGGCAACTTCTTCCACGACGACCAGGGCCAGAAGCACAGGGTTGCCGAGCTGTGCGGTCACTCCGCCCTCGACCCCACTGGCGGCGTACAGTTTATTGAGGCGTCCTGGGTGGCTACACCGGCCTTTACCGGTGCTGTGATGAGGAACATCATCAAGCCGCAGGAGATGAGCGCAAGGGCCGCCAAGCAGGCCGAGAAGGTGCTCTCCACCCCTCCCGACGCATGGGTGGATCCTTTGGGATTGTCCAAAGCCGCCCGCATCGAGGCCGGATGGGGAGGAGATGATGAGGATGAGGCTCCCGCAGCTCCCGCAGCTCCCGCAAAGGGACCCTTCGATGATCTCGAGGATGAGATCGTGGCAAAGATTCTTGAGAGAGCTCAAACTCGTCTCCAGAAGGATCTCGCCAAAGGGGATGCCGAGGTAGCCCTCTCTCCAGAGAACTCAACCTCAGCCCCCAATGACAACATAGTCAAGGAGGGGTTGAGCAAGCAGGCATACCTTTCCGGGTTGGGAGCCCTCGTGACCACATCGTCTAGCGATGCTGATCTGGTCAACCGGGTGGCAACTTTCAATGAGTCCGCAGGGATTAGCATCTCTGTTGGTATTTACCGTGCCGCCCTTTATGCGGGGCACACGGGTCAATATAGTGATTTCAAGGGGTTTCTTGGTGCTTGTGAGAATGCACTGGGTAGAAGGCCTACAACCGCTGAGTCTATGACATTGATCCGTCTGGGCCGGCTAATCTCGCAACGTACGGATCATCAATAACCCGGCGGAAGCCGCAGAGGAGCAAGACCATGGCACGTGTACGAATGACACAACGGGGCCGCCGAGCGGCCAACCCACCCGCAAACCCGAGGGAGACCCCGGACCACCCCGCTTTCGAGCCGGATCCAGAAGTGGGGGACTACGGCATGAGCAGCGACTTCGCTGCAGAGCCTACTACGGGCCCATATCCGAACTCGGCACATCCCGCGACACCTGATGAGGGACCGTCCGACCATCCTGCAGCCAAGAAGGCAGCACGTGCCAAGTCAGCGCGTCAGCGCCGACGCGCAGCAGAGCGCAAGGCAGCCAAGTGCATCCGCATCGCTCAGTCCATGCTCGGCCCCGTCGCCACCACGGCGCAGGTTGAAGACCAGGCGGTCGACCTTATGGATCTGTCGGACAAGGCCATCAACACGGCCCTCCGTCGTCTGTCCAACTCGTTCCTGTCCGAGGATCAGAATGATCCGGGCGCGGACACCCTGGCCCCTGAAGGCGAGCCTGTCATCCAGTTGGATCCCGTGGCTGAAATGCCGCTGATGTCCGACCACGACATTGAGGCTGAGGAGCTTCTGGCCCTGATGCTCGCAGAAGAGGCACCTGAGGCACCCGCTGTACCCGCAGCACCTGCCATGGAATCGCCGATGCCCGCTATGATGGAAGAGCCGATGGCTGACGAAGTCCCCATTCAGGCAGTTGGGGATGTTGTCCTTTCGCCTATGGGCGAGGATCCCATGGGTCTGGATGCCGCTCCCGCAACCGACGACATTCTCGCGGAGCTGTTCGGAGGCGGGCACATGGCCGCTGACGAGGAAGCTGACGACGAGGAAGCGGATGACGAGGAAGCTGACGATGAGGAAGCATCCAAGTCCGCAGCCGACGAGGAAGCTGACGACGAGGAAGCTGACGACGAGGAAGCATCCAAGAAGTCTGCCAAGAAGGGCGACGACGAGGAAGCTGATGAGGAAGAGGCTGACGACGAGGAAGCTGATGAGGAAGAGGCTTCCAAGAAGTCCGCACGCAAGGCTGCCTCGAAGCAGCGTCCCCGAGGTCGCAAGGCCAGCAAGGGTGCAAAGACCCTCGGTGCCGTGACCAAGGCCGCAGCCAAGAGTGAGATCAGTGATCTCAGCAAGCTGTGGGAAACTGCCCCTGACGTCAGTGACGTCTTCGGCGTGTAGCGACCCCCGAAGTCCCCCGGTCGGCCCCGTCCGTCCGGGGGACTTTCGTTAGTCCGCCTATGAAGGACACCAATAGAGTAGGGACGGCCCGTCCCATGAAGGGCACGGTCTGGTTTTCAGACCACAACAACCCACCTCCCCTAACAGGGAGCACTGCCTTTAGGAGATTTTATCATGGCACTGCTTGGACAGGCGAGTGGTGGATTTACTGAGAGTAGCTCGGCGCTACGCATTCTTCACGTCGGTATTCGTAATACCGTCGGAGTGCTTACCGACGACGCCTTCACTCAGGTCAATCCCCCCATCATTACTACCAACGTTTCCGACCAGGTCGATACGACCGTGCTCGGTGTCCTTTCGGGCTCCGTCGCGTTCACTCGTCCGGACGAGGGAAGCAACTACATCGGAGGTCCCATCGCGGGCAACGGTGGCGTTCGACCCCTCGGCGTCTTCATCAACACCGCCAACGGCAACTCGTACGAGAACACGCCCGGCACCAGCTCCGGTAAGGGACCCTACGTCTCCGCCCAGGGTTGCTACGCCAACAACCTGTTCGAGACGGCCAACATCGTTGACGCCGGCGCGTTGACCTACGCAACGGGTGACCCCCTGCTCGCCAGCAGGAACGGCTACCTTACCAATGCTACAGCAGCGAACGACTCGCATGAGAGGCAGAACACTGCCGCTCTCAGTGAGCTCCTTGTTGCCGAAGCCTCTTCCACCCTCATCGGGATCCTCAAGATGCCTGCTGACGCAACCCAAGACGAAATCGTCTACGACCAGCGGGTCTGAGGAGAACATCATGAGCAACGTATCAAATGCAGTGAAGCAAAAGATCATCTCCGAGTACATCAAGACCCCACAGGGTCGTGCCAAGCTCGCAGCCTCGATGACCCAACCGCTTCGTACCCGTCGGGACTACACCTCCGTTGGCCGTAAGACCTTTTTGGTCGAGCAGCTTCCGGACGGCGCCCTTCCGATCTACGACAAAGACCCTGATGTGACGGCGTACGTCGTCGGCGAGGAAGGCCAGAACATTCTGGCTGTCACCAAGCCGCGTCGTGTGATCTTTCCGCTGTTCGAGATTGCCTCGAACCCGGAGATCCCGCTGACCCAGATCAAGGAGCGCAGGTTCGACCTCATCGAGCGTGCCCAGGATCTTGCCCGTGCGCAGATTCAGGCCGCCGAGGACGAGCGTGTGTTCGCTGTTCTGGACAGTATCGCCGCCGTTGGTTTCGACAGCATCGCAGGTGGAACGAACGCCGACATTCCAGTCGTCGCTCCGATCACCGGCGCAGTGCTGGCCGACGCCTTCTCCCTCGTGGAGCGCCACGACCTTCGGGTCGCCCGGATCTTCATGAACGCCCGCGATTACGCTGATTTGCGTAAGTTCGGTCGGGACATCCTGGACATTGAGTCTCAGGCTGCCCTTCTGAAGACGGGTCTCATGGGAACCCTCTGGGGTGCTCAAGTCATCGTCAGTCGTCTCGTGCCGGTCGGCACGGTGTACGTCTGCTGTGAGCCGGAAATGTTTGGTCGGATTCCTGTCCGTACCGAGCTGACTGTCCTCTCCGCAGACGACCCGAAGGCCCGCACCATCGGCTTCTCGGTGTTCGAGAACCTTGGCATCGGTGCCTACAACCCCCGCGGCCTCGCCCGTCTGAGCATCACCCGCTAACGGTGATGTGAAGCGGACCCGGTTATCTGGGTAGAACCGTACTGAAGCCCCCTTCCTGCCTCGGCAGGTTGGGGGCTTCTTCTATTTTGGGGGCCCCCCATCCATCCGTCGGTTTATACCCGATAGCTGTCCCCGTGTAGAGATGGGGTTCGCACTCGGAACCTGACTGGAGGACGGCCGTGGCAAAGAATGATGTGTATAACTCGAACTTCGGGGCACCTACCTTCGAGTCTCTGACCCGGGGAGTTGGCAAGGTGGGGGTCGATGCGGATTACCGCAACGACGGCCCCGACTATGATGATGCCCCGCAGATCACCTTCTACGGCAACGTAGTCCCGCCGGACATCGACCAGCCCGACACGGTGTCTCCCGCACTTGAGCTCCTCGACCCCGTCCCAGATACCTATTTAGGCCTCGGTGCGGGTGCCGGTTCCGAGCTGGTTTTCCTCGCTACCTTCAACGAGCAACTCCTGAACTTCGAGATCCTTGGCAACTGGGCCCTTTCTGGCCCCGGCTCCACGGGCATGTCCATGAGCTCCGTGGTCCTCTCCTCTGGACCTACCGCCGAGGGCAAGTGGGTCTATGGGGTCTATGCGAGTCATGGATCCCTCACTGAAGGTATCCTGACTCTGGCCATCAACCCAGGCTCCGCAAACTCAGCAACCACAATCCGGGATGCCTTCGGAAACGCTGTGGCTTCCGAGACATTCGACTGGTTCATCGACCTGACCCGCCCTCGGGTGGATGCCATGACCCCAGACCCGGATACGCAACCTCTCTTGATACTTGGCAACAACTGGGGCGACGGCTCATCTCTTGTCTGGTTCGACCTGACTTGGAATGAGTACATCCCCAACAATACGGCGGACAACACCGCCCGCTACACCATGCATCTCAAGGATGGCGGTGGGAACACCCTCGCATCCGCGGCCCCTATCACGGCGTACCCACTCTCCAGCAACATCCCCTCCTTCTCGGGCGACGGGGACATGGTCACGCGAGTGAAGTTCACCCAGCCGAGTACGTCCTTGCTGAATCAGACGGCCTCTGTCGAGCTCGTCCTCAATCAAGTCAATATGATCCTGGACCGTGCCGGTAACGACATGCTCGCCGAGGGCACCACCTATGTGTGGTCCGTGGACACGCAGGCCCCGACTTGGACCAGAGCGGATCCGACTTGCACCACCGTCACCCCTCCCATTCAACTCTCCCCCGGTGTAGTTGTCGGGCCCGAGTTCACTGAGGTGGAGTTCGATGAGTTCTTTGAGTCGGTGGACGGTCAAGGCCCCATCTACGATCCCGCCAACTGGATCATAGATGGGATGGCTGCCAACAGCCCCCAGGCCGTGAGTGTGGCCAGCGTGGTACGCACCACCAGTTTCGGTGCTTCTCCGTCCAGGTATAAAGCCAACTTCGTTTCAAGCAGTGGTATCGCGTCTAATGAGACGGGTCCCATGACCGTGACTCTGACCAATGTGGCGGACATTTCTGGGAACGCATTTGTTGGGGCCCCCCTCTCTTTCACTCACCACAGGGTGATTGATGACAATGGTTCGGACTTGGGCGCGCAGTACCCCACTGCCACCTACACCCCCTCGGGGACCGCACCCCCCGGATGGAATGGTGCTATCCAAGTGGATTTCGTGGGCGTTGTTCAGCCGATGACAGTTGCCAGAGCGGCAGCCGCATGGGATCTCGATCTTCCCGCCGGCGTTGCCTTTTCGAGGGTGGATCAAGTCACAGGGGCCCACGGGGTTACCGCACACCAGATCCATTTCACTTGGTCTGGCTTCTCCGGTGTTGGGACTGTCAAAGTCAAACCCGCAGGTCTGAATCTGGCTTGGGACGCCCAAGGACCGGAAGGCGTTCGGGCCAAAGTCGGATGTGCTGGAGCTGGTGGTCGACCCCTTTCGTATGCCGCACAGAGCTGGGTAGATCCAGCCACTTACTGGCACGAGGTCATCATTGACACCACGGGGCCCTCCATCTTGTCTTGGTCACCCTCTGCGGGGGTCACCGCTGCCGCTTCATTCGGGTCGTCAATCACTGTGACGTTCGACAAGCCCATCCAAGAGACCGTCTCTGTGTCGATTGCTCCCAATATCGCCAGTGGATCCTCCATCATTGTAGGGGCGGTTGCTTACCCTTCAGCGACTACACTTACGATCCCCTTGAGCACCTTCACTGTTGAAGCGGGGGATGCTTTCATCATCACCCTTGCGAACGTGCAGGATCTCAACGGGAGCTCACTTGAGGGATCCAACTCAGCAGCATGGACCCTCGCGGACACCGACTCTCCTTACATTATGAGTACGTTGTCGATCATGTCCACCGTGGACGCAAACGGGGATGTGGAGAGTCCCTGGGGGCACAGCGCCTCCTGGGATCTGGATTTCACCTCGATCCCAACGAATGACTATCTTGGTGTTCAAGGTGTCGTGATCGGTTGGAATGAACCCACCGTCGGCTTTCAGTCCACTGGAAGTGGGACCTTCGCGCCTAGCAACTGGGAAGTCACGATGGGCGCCAACGGCGACGCGTTCCCCAGTGACTGCATCGTTGAGATTATCGCAGCGGATAGCACACTGGGGACTCCTGACGGCCTGTGGGATCAGTCTGGGAACCCTGCGCTCCAAACTCAGGGCCACACCCTCAGCCAGGTGATGTTCCTTCATTGTGTGGATCAGGCAGGTGCTCCTCGGATCATCACGGCAGCGGTGGCCGCCGCAGGTGTCCGTATCAAGCCCCTCACTGGGATCGTCGATATTGCCGGCAACAACGTCGTTGCGGGTCATGCGCCTATCCTTCTTTCCTGCACAGCTCCCGAGGTCGCGCCTACCGCGGCGGTGCTTAGTGGGAGTTTGGATGCCGGCGGATCGGATTCGGTGGACTTGCAGTTCACAGATTCGGATAACCCACAGGTGGCTCATCACTACAAAATGTTCACGAGCACCGATGGTGGGTCATCATGGGTTTTTGGTGAGACCCACTATGCCCCCAGCTCGAGCACGGCGGGCAGCTTGGGGTGGAGTACCCCGTACTCCTTCAAGATCATTTCCTACAACTCTTCAGAGTCCCTTGCTATCGACAGCAACGTGGTCGCTGTCACCACTCCTGTTGAACCCTCGGTGTATTATTCGCCGGGTGCCCTCTCCTCTAAAGCCCAACCTCTCTCCCCTGAGAACTATGGGGGCAGTGGTTACCTTCCGGACTCCGCTTTCGATGCTTCCGGCAACCTTATTACACCCCTCACCATCTCGGATCTCGAAGGTATTAGATCTCCTAGTAACGATGCCTACGGCAGTAATGCTGTGACGCTCCGTCCCGACGGTGACGGTCGATGGATCTTTGTTCTGGGTGTAGTCCAGAGTCCCGCCGAGATTTCAGCGGGAGGCAGTCTGACAGGATCTGCGACTGGAACCGATGCGGAGCTCTACAACGGGTGGTCACTGGCCTCACATGTCGAATACACCTACTTTGACCTCGACGATGTCAACGATGTCGACGGGTTCATGATCAACTCCGGTACGGGTGCTTTACTACCCAACCGTCCAGTGCATACCGTCGCACTCACCAAGGGCGCTCAAAACGGCCTGGGGACGAGTGCGAAGCTCGGCTACCTGGTGTTCCCGAACACCGATTCGGAGGACGACTGGAACAACGTGTTTACGGATTCTGTGTCCAACTTCGGATCCGCTTCCGCAGGGAACGACAGGTTCTCGTGGCTCCCCCCACTCGCTCCTTCCACACGGTATGTCGTGGCTTTCAGGACCGTTCACATGGACGGTGCCGCTGCTGGAGCTGCGCAGTATGGCGATTGGATGATCTTCACGGGAGCGGGGAACTCCGGAGTTTCCGCTGTTGATTATGCAGGGTCGGGGTGGTCGAACCACATCGACATCATCGCCGGCAACGGAGCCTTCGACGGGGCCCTCGAAGGGGCCGACGGGAGGCTGGTAACTCTGGCACCCTATCTACCCGAACACCCTGCAGTAGATGCCCCCGTCCTCGAGATCGAGGACGCAGTGACCTTGAAGGTGTCGTGGCCTCATGCCCCAGTTACCAGCAAGATGGGTCTGGTCCCCGACAACGACACAGATTTCTTTAGGGCCGAGTTGTTCAAAGATGGGGTACTCGCTGTGGCATCCGATGTTACTTTCCATGGTCCAGGCCATGCAAGTCCTACGGGAGCTGTGGTGGAGCAGTTTTTCGGCCTCGGGGCCGCACTCTCCGAGAGTCATACATGGCAAGCTCGTGTGTCCGTCCGCAACTTTGCAGGTGTCCTTTCAGTAGCCACCTCCGCAGTACAGGCATCCGGTCTCGGTGGCATGTCCAACCAGGTGGTCACCACGGAGGTGTACACTAGCACTCCGTTTTACGTGGGCATTACAGCGCACAGCATCGGTGGCTCCCCCGTTTCTGTTGGCAGTGCGAATGGCACATCGGCAGTTCAGGACTCCGCCTTTGATGGGGTCATCCGGTTCACCTTCTACAACGATTGGGACAACAGCTCCCCGACCACGATGCCCAGCTTCCCTGCGGGCGTTGCATGGGGTGATTGCTACACCGTGAGGGTTGCCGACGATGTCCTCGGAGTAGATGGTAACTCTGGCAGCGAGACCTCTGTGACTTGGCGACCCCTGACCTCAGGAGAGATCGGATCCGTGGGGTTTGTGCAGGACGCTTGGTATCACCAGTTCGACTTTTCGGCCCTCAAGCAGCACGGTCGCTGGATTCAGATCGTCATCCACGGTGAGAATGGGGTTGTCGCCCTTCCAGAGGGCGCAGGGGCATCACCCCACATTATGCTCCCCGCCACCCTGCCCGATTCGCCGAACTGGGTGGGTGAGGCCGCCGGCGCAGGTTCACGTCACTGCGAGGAGGCCGCTGTAGGGACTGGGACCGATGCCAATACACACTACATCGGTGAACACTGGTACAACATCGTCTGGCACACCAACGGCCCCGTTGTCTTGGACCCTGGGTTCACTAGTTCGGGTTCTCCATCGGGCTATCAAGGTGCCGCCGTGTTCCGTCATGTGTGGCACGCCGAAGATGCCACTCTCCAGTCGACGATGGGAGTGAACTCCAGTGCTGCATCCCAGGGTTGGGTTATGGCTAAGAGCTATGCCCATGGAAATGCCGTCCCAGAGTGGGGTTGGTTCCGGGGTTATGACCAGCATGATCATAAGAACTGGTACGACGAAGTTGCCTTTGGCTACCCAGTCTCGAATGCTACCTGGGGGGCCATTGAGGATCCCAGCAAAACACCTAGCTGGGGAAAGACCTCTGGGTGGGGGGCTCAGGGAAGTAATGCGGTTGCTGCCAATATCGTCATGAGTTTCTGGGCTGTTACGGACTATCCTCTTGTATCTGGCCCCTACCAGAGTGAGCAACGGATGGTCTACGGGATGGGAACCACAGCCCTCACCCCTTATTATTACGAGGGTGAAGTGTTCGTGGAGGACAGTGGCGGCAACCTGGTCACAGCTCGCTCTCAAGGGTGGCTACTCGAGGCACATGGCTTTGTCCATGGAGGCACCCATGCAGGGCGCGGGATCCTTCAGGTTATTGTTACCGATGCGGGGGGTGCAAGTAGCTCGCCCTTGTGGGATTCAAATCTTGCAGGTGTCTCCCCACCTCTCAAGATCTCCATCTTCGATGTGAAGAGTTCATTCAACAACACGACTTCCCAGTTCCAGTTCTTGGACTTCCGGGTGGTGGATCTTCAGCGGGCTTCACTCACGGCTTCGGGCAACACCTTCCCGTGGACCAGTCCCGCCAACCCATCTGATTGGAAGTCACAGGTCGCTTGCACCCTTACCTTCGCACAAGGTTCCGGAACCTACACCCCTTACTGGACTCACCTGGGGGACAGCACCTACTCGAATGGGGTCACCACCCAGACTATCAGCAACAGCGTCTTGATGGCGGACAACGCGGTCATCGCTGTTTGGACGGCAGCCGCAACGACTCCTTATGTTGGCATGCATGCCGGCTGGACTTTTGTAGATGCTACGAGCTCGTCTCCCGCCCACCGCAAGATCGTTACGGGGTCCACGGTGTTGTACTACGAGATCGAATCAGGACTCTACTGGAGCGACACCCATTGGGATCACAGCAAGGTCGCCTCTGGTTCCTACATAATCATTTACTGTGAGCACGGGTAGGAGGTCACATGGCACAACAAGGTACATCCGGGATGTTTTCCGCCGTAATGGCGAACCTGACACCCGCACATCTGTCGGCATACGAGGGTGCGGGGGTCACGAACGGCATCCTCGACGCAACATTCGATCCAGCGGAGTCAACTTCTGGGTTTTCCAGTGGCGTGTATGTGTACGATCCTGCTGCGGATGCATCCCTCGGGTCCTGGCTCGATTGGGACACCCGGATCATCGAACTCGGGGGATCCGATCAGAGTGTGTTCGACCTCGGCACTCCCTCACGCCGCTGGCGCAACATCTACACCGAAACTGGGGTGGATGTTCTCTCTGACGGGACCCGCAAGAGGTTCATCCGGGATTGCGAACTCGGTGTCGGGTTTCTCATGCGGCTTCGGCCCGTGAGCTTCTCTTGGAAGAGGGGAGCTTCGGGAACATTTCACGGGTTCATCGGGCAGGAGGTTGCCGAGGCTACGAAGGGCCTTCCGTTTTCCGGTGTTGCCGAAAGCGACGGGACATACAGCCTTCGGTACACGGAGCTCTTTGCTCCCCTTGTGAAGGCCGTTCAGGAGCAGCAGGCCACCATCACCTCCCTCAAGGACGAGCTCGCCGTCCTACGATCCAAACTGGACATCCTGGCCGCCGCTATTGGGTAGTGTGTGACGTGGATTCCACTTGAGGGATCCTCGGAGCATGGAGATCCAATGACGGACAGGAACCTCTTCGAGAAGGTTTTGTTCCCGGAGGGCGTGTCCCACATGGGGACCTATGCCAATGCCTTCAGAGTCACCGACGACGGGGCCGGGGAGATGTTCCTCGACTTCATGGTCTATTCGGGACAGGAGGAGGAGGCCGAGATGGTGTCGAGGGTCAGGGTGAGGCAGGACTTCGTCCAGTCCATCCTCGAGCATCTCGCATCATTCGTGGAGGCCGAAAGAGACAGCAGCGGCATATTCCGCCTTGTGTCCGGGCCAGACATCAACTGAAGGGTATTGTATGTGGGTCCACCCCGATCCACGGAGGAGAAACAGACATGGCAAGTATAGAGTTCAAGAAGGGCAACCCCCTCAAGCTGAGGGCCACCACGCAAATCCACCTCGGCAAGGTTGAGAAATACATCAACGCTGGCGACATCATCGAGTTCGACGGGCAGACCCTCGACCTCGGGGGCGGTGAGATCCATAATCTTCCGCAACTCCGGGGAGCTGTCCTTTCGGGATGGCTCGTTCCTGAATCCGACACCACCACCGTGTATACGCCGAAGCCGGCAGACATCAAGATCAGGCCGGCCCTGTCCGCTGACAAGGAGCGGGGTGCCGCCATGAAGGTGGAGAAGGTGGAGCATGAGGAGCGCGTCGTGGGAACCATCGGCAAACCTGCCGAGAACACCGACAGAGGGGCCAGCGGTGAGGGCGTCCCCGTGGGGCGTGTCATGACACCTGCCGTGCAGACACCCATCGTGAAGGACTCCGCCTCAGCTGCGCGCGAGGCATCCAGACTCGACTCGACCACCCCACCAAAGGTCGAGGCCACCGCCACCGGCGACGTCGATCAGCCCATCATTGGGGAGACCCTGACCGACATTCTCCCGAATGCGGCATCCTCTGGAAGGACAATCGCTGCGAAGCCCTCCGGTAAGAGCGTACGACTCGCCAACGGTGACGATTGGGACATGGGTCGGCACTGGCGCACCCGAGCCCGGGACGCCCTGCGTAAGTACTCCGGAGACACCGCAGGGTTGGCCGCTGTGAGGGCCGTTGAGGTCCCTAGCGTCCACAAGTTCATTGACGGCCGGACCAACAAGTAGCTGAAACGGTACTCCTCCTATCTCCCACAAGGTTGTGGGCCCTCGGAGGCCCCCAGAGAGATAGGAGGCCAGAGTGTCGGAGAAGGACAGAAAAGCAAGTAGCCAGGCTGCATGGGCCCTTCTGACCGAGGGCGTTTCGGAAGCTCGCGTCCTCACCCACAGGGTGAGGCACATGCTTGACCGCGCACAGGCCGCCGCTGCCGAGTCAGCGGACCGGGAGGCGATCTACCGCGCACTCGGGGATCTTCTGGAGGGTGCTCCCGAGAGACTGGACAATCTTGAGCGTGTACTCGACCGGACCGGGTACGCCCTGTCGAAAATGGGCGAGGAGTTCCTCAAGGGACGTATCCCCCTGGATGACAGGTATGAGGTGGATGAGGCCGTGAAGGCTGTTCCTGGGTTCTCTCCTGGGACCCGCCGCAAGTCGTCCCCGAGCCCATCAAGGGTCACGGAGAGGTACTTGGTGCGGGGGAGAGGGTGAAGTCCAGGGAAGCCTACCGATCTCCTGACTCGCTACCGGGTACGACGACTTACCGGGATGAGGGATCCGCGAAGGGACTCCCGCCAGACAAGGGCGATGGCGGCGGCCATCAAGACCCCGATTCCGCCTCGAGGCGGGAGCGTGCGCTCCCCGCGCCCGGTGGATCCGACTCCGAGGAGAAACCCCCCTCCCAGCCAGTCTACAACCTTCCTGGCCCGTCCGACTCCCACCCCGACGGCAGCCTCCACAAGGACAGGGTCCGCACCAAGGGTGTGCCAGGCGAGCAGTACGATCCAGAGCCCATCGACCAACCTGGCGGTGGTTTCCGCCGGAGGACTCTCCAAGGAGTAGAGGCCGGCAAGAAGAAGCCCTTCCCGACGAACAAGCAAAAGAAGCAGAAGGGGAAGGCGTACCTGTACTCTCGCCGCTGGTACAAGAAGAACCGCAAGAAGAAGATCATGAAGGTCAAGCGGAAGTACAGGGTCGAGAAGAACAAGGGCTGGAAGAAGAGAGACATCAAGAACCGGAACAACCCATCCAAGGACAAGAGGTTCCAGCGTAAGCCGGGGGGTGGCTACAAGGATCCCGCAGATCGCTCCAAGGATTGGAGGGGCGGGGACAAGCGGACCAAACTCAAGGTGAAGCGGAAGAACGCCGCATTCGATGAGGGCCTCCTCCGCAGGACCCCACCAGCAGCTTCCACAGTCGGGGCCGAGCTGGAACTCATGCTCGAGCTCCAGGAGGATCTCCGGGGCGATTTCATGGACTTCATCCTGTGGTTGGAGGATGTCGGACCCGCCGAGGTGTTCTTTGCGGAGCTGGAGGAACTCGGCCTCGAGATGCCCCTGGATGAGGTGTATGAGATAGCGGAAGGGGCGGCAGCGGTGGCCCGAACCCTCAAGGACACTTTCGCCAGGCCAAGACCTGTCGACACAGCTCTCGAGTACGGCATCCCTCTGGAGGCCGTGGGGGAGCACCCCTCATGGTCCTATCCGAGTACCCATGTCCTCCAGGCAGAGCTTCTCGCACGGTACTTGTCCCATATCCATCCAGAGTACGGGGAGCATTTCCGCTCCCTGGCCGACGATGTCGCCCGTTCCAGGGTGGTCGGGGGGATGCACTTCCCGAGCGATTGCGAGTACGCAATCGACCTCGCCGATGAGATGGAGGAAGACATGATTCAGGAGTGGGGGTACTCGGACGACGCCGCTGGCCGTGTGGCCAGGCGGGCCGACTTCTTCCGCGACCAGGAGTGGAACCCTCAAAGGTCCGACGACTCGAGGGAACCGAGCTCCGTCCCCGAAGGCGATGATGTCCCCTCCCAGTCCCCTTCCGGCCTGACATCGTGGGTAGGTCAGCAGGAGGAGCGGGAGAACGGGACCCCAGCACATGGGCACCCAGTAGACCGAGACCGTCCTGGAGCTCCAGGCTCCGCCAGGGTGATCCCGAGAGGCCAGGGGTTCTCTGGCCGGACCGCCAACCGCCAGCTCGTGGCAGCCAAGCTCGCCGAGATCATGGGCGGCACGGCGCAGAAGGTCCAGCAGAGGGCCGACACCCTGTCGGTCAAGATGACCCGGGTGATCGGGAAGTCCCCCATGTGGCTGTTCAACGTGTCCGGCGGGGAGAACATCCACCGGGTCAGACTCAAGGCTGTGCGGAAGGGGAACGTCCGGACGCTCGCCAAGGCCGACGTCCTGGTGAGCTGCGACTGCGAGTTCTGGCGGTGGCAGGGTCCCGAGCACTGGGCGAAGGCCGGGGGGTATCTCTATGGACGCCCCCGGGGATCCGCCTCGAGTCCCGCCGTTCGCGACCCGAACGGGGAACACCGGGCCTGCAAGCATGTGGTCGCCGTTCTCCGGAAGGCGAAGGGGTACAGCTTCAGGACGAGGAACCAAGATAAGAAGATGCGGGAGCTCCGGCGGAATAAGACCGCCTCCCCGTGGGATCTTCTCATATCTGTCTTGATCCCCTCACCGGGTAATGTGGCGGAGAGACACGGGAGGAGGCGAGATGCCGAACTATGAGTATCAGTGCGGGAGTTGTGAGCTCCACTTCGAGCAACGCCTCCCTATCGCCCGTCATGATGAGGCCCAGGACTGCCCCGACTGCGGGACGCCTGAAGCCAACAAGCTCGTGTCCGCCGTGGGGTTCATCCTCAAGGGCGACGGATGGGCGGGCAAGAACAACCGCATCAAGAACCAAATGGCGCAGAAGAATCGACGTCTGGACACTAAAGGCGGTGAGATGAAGCGAGATGCTCCAGTGGCCTCGCTGTCTCCCAATGTAGAGGGTGAACAGACGGGGAGCTGGGCGGAAGCCAAGGCACTTGCAGCCAGTAAGGGCAAGGAAACAACGTCATACGACTCCTATATCCGCAAGGAGAAGGCAGGTAGATCATGAGAGGCATCGTAGCTAGCATCCGGGAGAGACTCCCGAACCACATCGACATGGTGATTCCGGTTGAGGCCGGGGTATCCCAGTACCGCATCCGTGCAGCGAACAACCTGGACACGGCGGCAACTGGGACCACGGATGTCGTGTTCACCGTGCAGTCGAAGGGTTTCTTCCGCTCTCCGGGCGTGGCTTCCAAGAAGCACCACATCCCCCACGGATCCGGTCGGGACAAGGCCGTCACCCGCGCCATCTTCGATCCAATGGACTACTACGACCCCACCGTGGGGGCCACCGATGTGATCCCGCAGGATGATGACATTCTGTTCATGCGGATCGAGCGTTACCTGGACGCCCTGGACAACTGGGAGGCCGCTGGACCGATCAACGTGATCCTCCCCGCTTCGGCCATGAGGGTGGGTCGTCCGATCCTCACGCTCTACGGCACGGCCCCGCAAGTGGGGGTCGCTGGGAGCAAGCCCCCTGCTACCGCCATGCACCTCCACCTGCCCGCTTATACGGCGGAGATGAAGATCATCAACCTCGATGCTGCCAACGACCTACTGGTCGCGTTCGGCACGGGACAGACGCTCGCCGTCGTCCCCGCAGGCGGCGACATCCGGCTCTCGTCGGCGAATGCCACGGAGATTCTGCTCGGAGCTGACACGGGCGCCGTCCTGTTTTCGGCGTTCCTGACTCTGATGAATGGCCCGTCGTAACGGGGGGTGCGGTGGACGTGTGCGGTACGCCGTCTATACCGATGATAAATGATAGGAAGCCGGAGCCAAGTCCAAGTCGGGCAGGGCCATGAACATTCAAGGAGAAATCTGAAATGCCTTACATCTGCCTACGACGAACTGACATGGGGGACGCCCTTTCGCAGGGAACCTTCTACGTCGGAGACCTGACCCCCAACGCGGGCCAGAAGATTCTACACGCTGGAGAGCCCGTCTTCGGGATCGACCCCACTGGGAACAACGTGGAGCCTTCGGCCTATGCTGGACCCATCATCCCCGTGGCGACGAGCGCTGGTTCCACCGTGCTCACTGAAGACCCGGGCGACACGAGTGGCGTCACCAGTGCCGAGTACACGGGCCTATCGGCCTTCCTGCTCGACAACTGCGTGGACGGTGCCGATGCGGGCACCCTGTCCGCAGCCGACGCCCTCACCATCTCCACAGCCCTTGTGGCCGAGATGAGGACCAACGGCGGTGCCATGACGAGCGCAGCTATTGAGACCATCATCCAGGTCACCGACGCTGCGGTCACCGTGGCGGCCTCGGAGATTCAGAACGCTGGCTTCGTTGCCGGCGTCCTGCGTTGTCTGGCTGGTGCGACCTACACGGTTCCCATCACGACCGAGATCTTCGCTGCTGGTGGTAATGCTACCGCTGCTGGTGGTTCGTTCACTGCTGCGAACACCCGCCGCTGTGGTCTGATCACTCTGACGGACAGCCTCACGGAGTCCATTCGTGTCGGTCAGCTCGAAGGGTTCATCGCTGCGGGGTTCTCATACCTGGGAACCGCTGCTGCAGCCGTGGTGGTGTATGACGACGATGGTTCCGTCCTTTCGTAAGTGATCGGGTCTTGATCCGGTCAGGGGGCGTTGAAGACGTTCTCTGGCTTCACTTATGGAGGAGGGCATTCACGGCATGGTAGAAGAAAAGCGATACAGAACCTCGGATCTTTACTACGCAGCATATCTGCGCGTGGCAGGGGTCCCTCTCATTGAGACTGCTCGTGAGGGCGGCAGGGTCTATTTCGTTTTCGAGTCCGTTGAGGGCCTCCGTGACTTGAAGAACGAGTATTTCAACCGCAAGGCAAAGGTTCCGGCCTTGAGCTATGCCGACGAGATCAGGTCCATGAAGGCCCTGACCCACATGTAGGGATCCCCATGCACCCGAGACCAGTCTCCGGCTTCCACCCGATGGTCACGATTGAGGGGGCCCCCACATGGCGATAGCATTTTCACCCGGGCAGGAAACGAGTCGGGGCGACCTGGACATCTTCCTTACGAACTCGTCGGGCAACTCATCGAATGCCTACGCCATCTCCTATGCTGTCTACTTCTTCGACCCCGCCACCGAGGAGGAGGTCCTCATCGGATCCGCCACCAGGACGGCGGTGAATCCTACGGTCGGGGAGTACTATGCTGCGCTTCTGGTACCCCCTTCAGCGGCGGCCGGGACCTACCGCATCCGGTGGACATTCAACGAGTTTTCCAGCAGCCCCGCACAGTTGGTCGTTCAGGAGTTCGCAGTCGTGGAGTCTTCAGCTCTGCTTGCAGCCACCTACTCGGATCAAGAGCAGTCGATGATCGACAAACTCCGGCTCCTCCTCCGTGACCAGAATCCAGACAAGTTCTATCACTTCAGGCCGCCAGAGCATGAGGGGGCCGTAGGGTCCTACAACCGGGTCTTCGGGCAGATCTGGGAGGATGCCGAGCTCCTGGAGTACATCGAGCGCGGCCTCGACTGGTGGAACATGTTCCCGCCAGAGACAGAGGAACTCAACACCGTCCACAACCTGGTGATCCGGAAGCCCACCTGGCGCACTGCGATTCTGTGGTCGGCCATCACGCACGCCTGCTTCGCCCTCATGGCGAACTGGACCGCCGACGAGTTCGATTACTCTATTGGGGGCGTCAGCCTCAGCCTCGAGCGGTCGTCCAAGTATGAGAGCTTGAAGTCGAACGCCGAGGGGCAGTTCGACAAGGCCACTGAAGCTAAGGCCCGCACGGTGAAGATCATGCGGGGGCTCTCGCAACCCAAGTACGGGATCGGTATCCGCTCCGCCTTCGGTCCCCATGTGGGACGTGGCGTCCTCGGACCCCGCAACTTTCTGTAGACTCAGCGGTACGGCGGCTATCTCTCCGTCATGTACGAGGAGGATGAGCCTTGGCACAGCACGGCGATACAGTCACATTCCACGTTTTGTTTGTGGATTCGTTCAATGACGGCATGGTCGTCGCGGACGCAACCATCGAGGTGTTCACCTTCAATGCAGATGGTGTACGCACGGTTCTTGCTGCTGCGGGCACCGCCATGGACGCGGACGCCGAGAACGGCCACTACAGTTACCAGTTCGAGGTGGACGGTGACTGGACCGGACTCGGCTACAGCCCCCGCATCCATGCCCTCATGCAGGCCACTGACCCCGTGGGCGGCGGTAAGATCCTGGCAGAAGACTCCGCCGATATTTACCCAAAGGGGGGTACTTCCAGCACGGGCGGGGGGATGACCGCCAAACTTGTTCAATAGGAGGCGCCATTGTCCGACACCCTCAAACTGACCGACTTCCGGATGGCGGGGTTCCTGCTCGCCAGGGATGTGCAGTTCAAGGGTACGGAGTCCGACGGGTCTGATGTCGTGTTCGTGTTCGATGATACGGGCGGCATCGCATCCAAGACCCTCGACCTATATCCGGGGTCTGCCGAACAGAAGTATGATGCGGCCTGCAAGACCATGCACGACATGGTCAAGATCAGGAAACGGTCGAGGAGGCGCTGATGGACATCGGATACCGGGAGTATGTGGCCGTCCTCGAGCATGAGCTCCACGAGGCCGCCGAGAGGATTCAAGCTCTCGACGCCAGTCAGCAGGAGGTCAACGCCCGCCACCAGGCCGTCGTACACACGACCGATGTTGAGATCGAACGCCTGATGAGGGATGCCGGGATACTGGACCAGGTGCAGGAGCAGCGCACGCACAGGCGGGAGAGCTTGAAGAAATCGCAGGAGGAGCTGGACGAGATCGGCCAGGAGATGGACGAGCTCGCAGCCGTTCGGAAGTACCTCCTACATCGGGGGCGTGAGGCGTCCCACGAGCTTGAAAAACCTCCGGAAACCCTTTCTGTGGGCCCCACAGAAGACGTTTTGGAGGACGATAAAAAGAAAAACATGCCCTCCGAAGGCGTTAGCCGCGGGGGTGTTGAATAGCCACCCTATACGAGACTACTATAGGTGAGCGGATCCTTCTGAGGACCGTCGGATTGGATTGATTGCCCTATCGGCAGCCGGCTTGCAGCCGGTGTGGCGGACACCTGTGGTGTTCAAGCCTCGGATTGTTACGCCAATCAACCACCACCAACCTCTTTAGGAGATCTTCATCATGGCAGCTATCACACGACTTCTCGGCCTTCCCTCGGGATCAGGCCAACTCTCAAGGGCAGCAGGCGGCGCGCTCGCCGGCACTGGCGGCATCGACAGTGCCTCCCTTCTCTTTTCGTCCTGCAACATCGCAGTTGAGTCGGCGGCCTCTGGCACCACCAACTCCCTCTCACTCGGCTACTACGCCATCAACACCGACGGCACCTCCAGTGTCCCTCTGGTCTCAATCAACGGCGACCCCAACAACGCCAGCCACCACCTGCTTCTCGGGCCGGCTGCAGCGGATCCAGATGGTGCCAAGGTCGGCATCCGGGCAGAGACCCTCTTCTTCCAGGCCAAAAGCGGCACTGATGCTACCACGGCTGTCATTGATGGCCACTGGAGCGTCGGCACATCGGCTCTGATGGGCGCAAGCGGCGGGATTCGCAACGCCGACATCTACGGCGCACTCACTGTTCACGGTGACCTTCTTGTGGATGGCACCACGATCACCGTCAACGCGGAAGATATGCTCGTTGAAGACAACATGATCCTGCTCAACGCAGGTCCGACTTCTTCCACGGCATTGGCCGGTTGGGCTGTTCAGTCCTACTACTCCGATGTCGCTTCGGAGGCGGACCAGAACTTCCACCGTCAGTTCCTTGGTGGGTTCGGAGGCAGTGACCCTGCAATCGGCACTCAGGAGGCTACCCCCGGCGGTTCGGCTCTCAGTGATCTCGCGAAGATCAACATTCAGGGATTTGCGAGCGCTCTGTCCTCAACCACCAACTACTACAATGGCATGTGGATCAAGATCGATGACACGGGTCATAACGGTCACGGCGATGTTCGTAAGATCACGGCCTGGGATGCCACCAACAAGCTCCTCACCGTTACCCCGGACTTCTCCGCCCAGGTCGAAGCGACCGCCAAGGTCCAGATCTACATCGACCAGGTCGGTATGCTTTGGGACGAGTCGCAGGACATATTCAAGCTGGCTTCGGTCAAGCCGGACGGTTCGGCGCACATGCCTGTCGGACTCGGACTTGACATGCTCATGTGTGGTTACGGGATCGAGTTGAACTCGAGTGGCCCGAACTCGAATGAGCCTTCTCCCTACAACGACAACGGAACCGTCTACGCCAAGACCGTCGGCGGCATCGAGGAGCTGTTCTTCGTCTCCATGGACGGTGGCGGCAATACGGTGGGCCCGGTTCAGGTCACCTCGAACGGTGGTGTGAACGCAGCGATCACAGGCGACCTCTCGGTTGACGGCCAGAACGCCATCATCAACGCAGACGCCGGTGATGACCAGGTCGGTGCCTTGAAGGTTCGCTGGGATAGTGACAGCGACAACGGGACGCTTGTCCCCTTGCAGGTGTCACTGTCGGGAACGGCCTCGGCGGCTGGCTCCGATGTCGTGGAACTGTCCACCAAGGCATTGAGCATCCACTCTCAAACGGGTGCCGTCACCGAAGGTGCCACTCAGTCCATGACTCTGCGCCTCGGCGATGGAGTCGACGCTGGTGCTGACCGTGCAGCGAAGCTCGTCTTCCACGGTCGCGCACATGGCGGAGGTACACAGGTCAACCAGAGTGCTTCCTTCGTTCTGGAGGACAACGGCAACTACGAGGGTGACCTCAGCCTTGACAAGCAGCTCCGGATGGCTGGCAACATCCTCCCGGATCGTTCGGCAAGGACTCTCGGGTCTGCTGTCGCTGGCGGCGCCGCTGGTGACCAGCGTTGGTCCGATGCCTTCTTCAAGGGGTTGGATGTTTATAGCAACTCGAATAGCATCACCCTCGAGGTCGAGGACGACGGCTCCGCACACCAGTTCCTGAAGCTCACTTCGGGTCGCATCGCGGGCAACGTCGGCAAACTGGCGGTGATCAACGCAGCCACCGGCAACCTGTCTGCAACGGACCTCGTGTGCATCGACCCCGCATCGGGAACGATGGCGAAGGCTGATGCTGGTGCTAGTAGCACCTCGATGCCCATCGGCATCATGTTGGCTGACTGCACGGCGACGGCATCCGTTCTCGGCAAGGTGTCGCAGCTCGGAACGTGTGCAACGGTCTCTTGTGTTGCACCTAGCAGCACCATGCCGGCTGGATCTCCTGTGTTCCTGTCGGGGACGGCTGGGAAGGTGCAGTTCACCATGCCCAGCACCGCGGGTGACTACGTGGTGCAGGTCGGGATCTCCCAGGCTTCAGCCGGGACCTCATCGACCAGTGTGGTCATTTCGTTCCTTCCCGCGTTCATGAGGATCGCTAACGGAAGCTAATCCATAACGGTGTCCTCGGACACCATTGGATGACAACCTTGAGACCCCCGTCGGGATTCGTTCCGGCGGGGGTTTCTTCGTTTGCGCCCCTATCCCCCACGCCATTCGACACGGGTAGTGTTCCAACTGGAGGATGTTCATGGCGGTCAAGAAGAATAGCGAGAAGCAGGTCCGGATGGGCCTCGGGGAGGCGGTCAAGCGTCTTCTCAACCTGGAGATCAGGTTCAATCAGGGCCCACGTACGGACGAGCTCGTAGCCGAGAGGGAGATGCTCCTCACAGCTCTGAACGCCGTGGAGCTCGACCTCGGGTTCGACTGCAACGAGGACGGGGTGCCGGACACCGTGGAGATCTTCCAGAAGTCGGCGGCGACATCCTGCTGCCGCATCCTTCCCACAGACGGGAGTCGCCGGAAGGCGGCCCCCAAGCGAGCTCGCAAGAGCTCGAGGAGCAAGAAATAATGGATGTACTGCTTTGGCTGGCCGCGACCTATGGCCTCTGCTTCGGAATCATGAACGATAAGGGGAGGATCCTGACCAACCTTCTGCGGAGGATCCCAGTCGGCAGGGATGACGACGGCGTATCATTCTTCGACCGGATGTTCGCCTGTTCGTACTGTACGGGCGCCCACTGCGGGTGGGTGGTCTGGCTACTGTTCTGGGGCTCCACGGGTGAGCCTCCGGCGGAGGGGTGGCACGCTGCGGCCTCCGTACCGCTGTGGATGATCGCCTCCGGTGCATGGTGCTACCTGGCCGACTCCCTGGGTCGGCTGGCCGAAGGACACACGCCCATCGAGGGAGGCTGATATGCCCATCGCCAGTGCAGGAGGAGCCGGAGGAGGCGGAGGAGGGGGGACCCCCGATCCCACCGTATCCGGAGCTGTGACGCTGTCGACGGGCGAGGCTGCATCAGCCGTGACCGTCCCAGAGACGCAGGTCGTCTCCACCGTGGATCCCAACACAGGCGAGGTGACGGAGGAGGAGGTGGCCGTGGATTTCTCACAGGGAGCTGCGGTAGCCCTCATCAACACTGGGGCGACCCAGGAGTTCAGACTCTGCTCGGCCTTTCCAGGCACGGGGTTCGCGGGATCGTTCTTCGGGTTCCTGTTCCAGGCTGTCGATGCGGACTCGAGTGGAGCCATCATCGTGTCGGCGAGGGGGTCGAAGGTGACAGCTCTGGTGGTGGGTGATGCGGACCTCGTCCCTGGAAACCCGGTGTTTCTGGGTGAGGTGGCGGGTCGCGTGACGCAGACACCCCCGGAGACTGTCGGCACGCATCTGTTGAAGATCGGGTTCGCCGTGGCCGTGGATCAGATCATCCTCGCCCCCGACTTTCCCATCCTCGTGTAGTGGCGTCCCCGGCAGGAGTCGAACCTGCGGCCTACCGCTTAGGAGGCGGTCGCTCTATCCGTCTGAGCTACGGGGACTCGTCCAGACTCTACTCAATGGCCCTGAACCGTTCGAGCTTCTCGGCGAAGCCTGAATGGGGTTGCGTCGATCCATAGGCGAGCCACACCTTGCGACCCTCCTGCGTCGGGTCGATGATCATGCGGGTGTACCCATCGTCCGAGAGGTAGACAATCCATGTTCCTCCGTAAGAGGCATCCTCGGCATCGGCATCGTCGTTGTTACGGCAAATCGTCCTGCCTGTGAGGTATTCGTCGATGGTGCGGGCGGATGCCTTCAGGACGGCCTGTGCATCGCTCTGTGGCCTGTCCAACTCGAGCTGTGTGCAGACCTTCACAATCGCTGCAAGAGCCTCACGCGCTTCCTGGTGGCCTACCATCGTCCGTCCTCGACTCGCTTGGCCCACTTCTCCATGGTCTCGCACAGTCGCTTCCGGATCTCCTCCCCGACGTTCTTGGAATCCTCGGACTCAAAGGCGTACGCCCGTAGGTTCTCCCGGACGACGTCGAAGCCCCATTCCTCCGCTCTGGTGTAGAGGATGAACCACTCGAAGGGGTGCAGGGATAGCCACATGCGTGTGAGGGTGATGGTCTCGTCGCACCACGGGTGCTCGCACTCGTCGAGATCCTTGCGGTTCCACTTTCTGAAATCCTCGGGGTCGTGTTCCCACTCCGCCCGTTGCTCGTCGGATGCCTCCTTGATGGCGTCCTCCAGAGATTCAGAGAGAATATCGACGCTCCGTCTGTTCCAGTCCGAGATCGCCTTCTCGACGGTCTGTGGGAGGCCCACCTGATTGCCGGTGTCGCCCAGGATCCAGTCGAGGCCGAGGATGCACCAGTCTACGACTATCGACTCGTCCACGCGGGACGAGTAGTGAGAGAATCCACCCTCAGAGTTGTAGTCCTTGACGGCCTTCTCAACCTCACTGTCATACACATGTCCGTCGCTGTAGCTCGAGAACAATGGCTGGCAGCGGGCCAGAAAGCGCTTCGCCTCGACCTTCCCGATGTGTCGGGGGTCTGTCGTGTCCTGTGTCTTGGTAGCTTCCATGTCCGCTCCTATTGACTCCACCCATCGTCGCCGATGTGGTGGTCTGAAAGGGCGCGCACGGCGCCCGTGTACTTGTACTTGTAGGGGAACACCTCGTCAGAGGCCTTCCCGATCCGCTTGCAGAAGTCGGTGTCGTCCTGCCATGCGAAGCCGCCGTCAGGGAGGAAGACTCCCGTGCCGCAGTGCTCCCCCGAGGAGGACTCATCGATCTCAAGCAGGGCATATGCCTCCGTGCCGTCCGCAAAGCGCACGACGCCGTTGACCATGACCACTCCGATGGGGCCTCCAGCGGATGCGGAGTGCTGCACCTCGTCGAGGAGGTGCCGCTTGCGACCCCCCGCCGTGAAGGTGGGCTTACGCCCCGCTCCGAAGTCGATGGTGATCTTGTTTCCTTTTGTGGTCTTCATGGTTCCTCCTATGCCCGCTTCACGGCGGCGGCGGGGAACTTGTAGCTCTTGCCGGTGCGGATGCACTCTGCGCTGATCGGGTACTTGCGGCGACGGGGGTTGATGCCCGTGACACGGTAGGTGCCGTTGTAGGTGGTGAACTCCCGTCCGAAGTCTCCGACGGTGAGGTCGTAGAGGGGGGCGAGGCGGGCGAAGTCGGCGGGGATGCCGTCCTCCGTCTCACACACGAACGTGAACTTCACGGTGAAGTTGGTGTCGCTGAAGCGTCCAGCCTCCCGCTTGAGGGTCAGTCCGTACTGCTCGGCGACCATCTGGAGGGCCATTTCGGCGTCGTCCGCGATGGGCTTGATAGTCTGTCGGTTCATTTGAGTGATCATGACGCGCTCCTTCGATGGCGTTTTGTTTCATCTTCCACCCTATGTACGGACGGGATTCTCCAATGGACCCCCCGCTGGCTCCGCTGAGGGCCAATATCCGTCCTATCCCTCGATAAGAGTGCGGCCTGAAGTGGCCCCTGCAAAGTCGGAGGCTGGTTGATGACAAGCTCATTTGATAGGATTATGGATGTGGGGACGAAGTTCCTCGCCATCCTCATCATCCCGACACTCCTCTGGGTGGTGAAACTTGAGGTGGAACTCGCTGTTGCCTCTGAACAGAGACAGGTGATGTCGGTGAAACTGGTGCAGATGGATCAAGAGAACAAGGCTGTCCTTCATTCCATCCAGACCAACACCCTGGCTCTCGGCAAGCTGAGTACGAAGATGGACGGCGTGAAGGAGTCCTTGGACGAGATCAAGGATAGGTTGCCATGAGTCCGAAGCAAAAGTCCCGCCTGGGGTGGTACGTGTTCTTGTTCGCCTTCCTCCCCTCGGTGTTCCTCATCCCCTGTATTATGAACGGCATCGGCCAATGCGGATCCCAGAAGGCAGAGGCCGCCAGCCCGAGTGGGTTGGCCACTCCGTCCCTGGATACTGTTGAACATCTTCCCGACATCGTGGAAGAGGACTTCCCCGGCATCGGTCGGGAACACAGGCGCGTCCTTGTGGAACAGCGCACATTGGTGCAGAGGGCTGTCCAGCAGGTTGAATCCATTGAGGATTCCTTGCCGGTCATTGTTGAGTAACCCCCCCTTGGAAACCACCTGTGGCATGGTCGGTATCATTCCGATGCCCCGTCCGTGTTGGGTGGGAATGGTTCACACTCAGGAGGAGATGGAAAATGGATAGCACAACCGAAAATACCGTCACGGCGATGATCAGTACTCTCACCGAGGCACTCAACGATGCGAACAAGCACGACAGCGGCGTGAAGGCGGCCGGTACTCGGCTCCGCAACGCCATGTTGGAGATCACCAAGGACGCGAAGATCGTCCGAACCCAGGTCCTCAACGACCGCAAGGGAGCCTAAAAACATGGAGGCCACAGAAATGACCAAGAAGACCAAGGGTGCCAAGAAGGCAGCCGTCAAGGAGGCAGCGGGAGCTGTCGAGGAAGCAGCCACTGAGGCTGCAGCCACCTTGAATCTTTCCCCCGAGGATCTCCAGATCCTCGCTCGTTACCGTTCCGGCGGTGAGGACTGTCTCCGTGAGATCGGCCAGATCGAGATCCGAAAGGCCCGTCTGATCGGCTCCTACGGCCAGCTCGAGCAGGCTTCTCAAACGAAGCTCCAGGAAGTCGGTAAGGCACTCGGGATCGACGAGGGCGTCGCCTGGTCTGTCCAGCCCGACGGATCCGTCGTACTCCACGAGGGGACGATGACCGAGGGGGGTTAGCGTGG